GGGCGCGGCGGGAGGTGGGACGGTGACGATGCAGCAGCCGAGGAGGTCGTTCGTACCGTGCGCTCCCGGGGCCTATCGGGTCGCCTACGTGGAAGCAGTGGCTGCGAAAGTGGGTCCGGCGCAATGAGTCATACCGTGAGCAAGCGAAGCGTGGGACTCACCACTCACCGTGAGACAAAAGAAGACCGAGCAAAAGACGCCGAGTTCGAGGCTTATTACGGGCTGAAGCCGGGCACCTGCTGGGGTGTTGCTAGGGATCGGGACGCATCGCAGATGCTGGTCGTCCGTATCGCCACTTTGGCCCTATTCCTAAGGGCGACGATGCGCTCGGGCCTATTCCTAAGGGCGACGATGCGCTCGGGTCAGACGAAAGGAAAAGGCTGGCGCTACGAAGCGACGCCAGATGACATGGCGCTACTTGCACAATCCAGCCCGGAGGAGATCGATCTGGTAGCCGTACGCAATGCGCTTTCTCTAAGCCACAACAATGCGCCCACGCTGATCCCTGTTAGCTACCGAATTGGAGGCCTAGTCTTGGAGACGATCGAACAAATAGAGAGCGAGAAGGTCCGAGAGTTTCTCGGGCGCATATGGGACGGTCTTCCGCAAGACAGGCGCGAGCTGATCGCCGGCCACTTCGAACTACGCGTTATGAAAGCCCTTCAAGGCTCAGGACCCTTCGAGGCCAGGGTGCGCGAGCAGATCCTGAGCTTCGTCGCTGACCTCGCCGAGCAAGAGGTCGCGAAGCGCGCCGCCGCGATTCGTGCGCAGGTCGAGGCGGAGGTGGAAAAGCGCTGGACGGACGTCGTGGAGCAGGTCGTGCAGCGGAAGCTCGACGCCGCGCTGTCCAAGATCAAGGCGGAGATGGCGCGTGGCTGAGCCGGACACCGCCAAGGTCGTTGCCGAGCTGCGCAAGCAAGGTTGGCAGTGCGACCTCACGAACGATGCCACGAAGTGGAAGGCAAAGTCGCCGGACGCTTCGAAGGGTGTCGTGGTGTTTCCGAAGCGCCCGAACGACATCGTCTACATCGTCCGGGAGCTGCGCGCGAAGGGCTTTATATGGCCTCCGACCGCGAACGGTCACGCGCCGGACGAGCGAGCCCGCATCACGTCGACACCGTTCCCGCCGAAGCCTCACCCCGAGGTGCGCACGCTGTCGCTCGTGGAGTCGGAGAAGGCAGCGCCTGCCTTCGTCGCGGCGCCGAAACCGAAGGACGAAGGCGACGAAGGACTTGCGTTCATCGCTCTCCGAGACGCGAAGGAATACGAGAAACTTGCGGCGGGTGAGTACGCCGCCGCAAAGAAGGAGGCCGAGATGGCGAAGTCGAAAGAGGACGCGGCCCGGCGCGCCTGGGACGAGGCGTGCGGCGCGCTGAAGGCCGCCAAGGCAAAGTTCGACGCGGCGTTTGGGGCTACGGAGGTCGGCGCGTGACGTTGCGTCAGGACTGCCCCTGCGGCATCGACGCGCGCGATTGCACGTACCATCGGGAGCAGGCGAAGCCGGAGCCTCTCACGTTTCGGATCGCGACCGTCACGCTCGGCGGCGTGACGTATGAGGTGAGCGTGCCCGATCGCGACGAGCTGCTGTTCGCCCACGCGGACGAGCACATCTTGCCAACGAAGGAGCCGAAGCGATGATCGACAAGCCGGTGGGCAAGGCCTCGCGCGACGCCGCGCGGGAAAGGATGCGAGGCGGATGAAGACCACCGAGGACATGTTTCCCATCGAGGCCATTGCGACGGTCATGACGAGACGTCTCGTCGGCGACTTCAGCGACGTGCACCGACTCTTCGAGCACGCGTTCGGCCGTCCGGTGTGGACGCACGAACTGGCCGCCCTGTCGGTATGGCAGCAAGCCGCAGACATCCTGGCGAGCCGCTGCCCGGTCGCGCTGGAGATCGAGCCGTGGGACGAGTCGGTCCCGGAACGTACCGACGCGATGCGGGCGTACCTCGCAGCCTACACCGATCGGCTCAGGGCGCGCTTCCCGCGGCCCATCGAGGTGCTCGCAACATGACCCCCGAGCAAGACCTAGACGCCTATTTCGGCTCGATGGCCGCGACGCTCGGCCTCCACGCGGGAGCCTGGGCCCTGATCGCGCCGCCCGACAACGTCGACGCCCTGGCGCTCTCCCGAAAGCACGACGCCGCGATCCACGGCGCCGACGCGTGGCGGAAGCTCCGGGCCGTCGCGCATCGGGTCGACGCTTGGCGCGAGCTCGAGCCCGACGCGTGGCGTGTCGCGGCGCTGACGTTCACGCCGCACCGTTGGCCAGAGCACGTGTACCGCGGCATGCATCGGTGCGGCAGCCACCTTCTGGACGGCTCGCACTCCGAAGCATGCGGAAAGCGCGGGACGATGGCGGGGCTTCTCGGGCTGCGGACAGATGCCGCGGTAGAATGGATCGACACGCCGGTGCGCGATCGCATCATGACCGTCGAGGCGCGTGCCGCTACCATCGTGGCGTCCGTCCGGCGCAGATTGCCCAAGGCATCGCAGCACGAGCAGGTCGAACGGGAGACTGCGCGCGAGCTGGGGCTGATGTTCGCGCCGCTGCGTCGCGAGGCGGAAGGCTTACTGGATGGCGCGCTGACGTCGTATGCGGCGTTCCGGCGTGGCAAGATGCGGCGGGCGGAGCGGGACGAGGTCGCGGAGGCGAGAGGAGCGTTGGGATGAGCGAGATGAAGCCGTTACGCAAGATCGCGATCTCGAACGAGGCGATGGACCTGTTTCTCAAGAAAGCCGCACGCGCACACGATCGTCTGATGCGTCACCGGCATCGATATATTCGCGCGTGGATCGCGGCCACCGGGCTGCATCCTGAAGAATGCGTGCTTGTGGAGAGCGTTCACCCGATGGATGCGAATGGTGTCGTCGTGACGGAGATGCGCGTGAGGCGCAGGACGGAGGCCGACCGATGAGCGATCGAGCGGCGGGCTACTATTGGCTGGAGAATCAGGGGCGACCGCCGATACAGCTCGTCGCTCTGTACCGCGAGGGGGTTTGGCGACCGCCGGTGGGACGATTGCCCTTGGATGCTCCACTTGAATCGTCGGGGCCACCCGGCTCCGAGCCGGACGGCTGGCGCGTCCTCGCCGGGCCGCTGCAGCCACTCGATGGTCACTCCGACTACGGAGGCCCGTCGCAAACGAAGGCGGCGCTGGATCGCCACATGGAATACGTCGTAGAGCTTACGGCCGAACGCGACGCGGGCCGACGCGAGCTTCGCGACCTCCGCTCCCGCGCCCGCGCGCTGCTCGAGGGCACGACGCCGGGGCCGTGGGAGGAGGGTCTCTGGGGGACGGTGATCGCTCCAGACGGCAGCACCCTCATGGATGGCGACAGAGATGAGGACGCACGCTTCGTCCTCGTCGCCCACGCGCTGCTGACCGAGCTGGCGAAGGAGGAGACGTGAGCATCAAACTGCTTACCCAAGAAGACGCCGACCGGCTTGCGATCGACGATCCGGAGGCGCTCCAAGAGATGGTAGAGGCGTTCCGCTCGCCATCGGCTATCGAGGCCTTTCAGGCTTTTTGCGAAAGCCTAGGGCACGAGCCAGACGACGCGGGGAAGTGCGTGCATTGCGGCTCGCGTGTGCAGTCATGAACCGCCCCCACGAGTCCCCCGACTGCCGGTGCGGCGGGTGCGCCGCCTGGGACTACAGCGAGTCGCGGAAGGATGCGCACACGTCTTTTAGCAACGCGCTGCCGCCCTACCTTCCGTTCGGCTCAGGCACCTACGCCGCAGCGCCGGGTTACGTGCCGGACGCCGCGCAGTGCTTCGCCGACATGCTGGCCACGCTGGAGAAGATGCGCGACGCCGAGCCTGAGCCGCTGAAGCCGCGCGACAACATAGGGCCGGTGCCACCGTGGCTGTCTGAGAAACTCCGCGAGGAAACATGACCGACGCCCTCCCGTCCGTGCCGCCGCCCGACGACTATCTATGCCATGTCTGCGGTCGCTGGCACCGTTTGCTGCCAGACCCAGCGCTGATCGATCGCTGCCGAGCGTTCGCGTCTTGGTGGGCCAGCCGCTGGCCACTGCGGGCCTGTCTAGCGTTCCTGCATCCCAACCGATACGTGGACGTGCGACTGCAGCGCGAAGCGGCAGCGCGGAAAGACAAGCAGTGAGCGACCTCCCCTCCGTGCCGCCCGGCGACTTCGAGCCGCTGGTGACGATCCCCGTGCTGGCGCGCCGCATGGGCCAGCCGCGGAGCAGCGTGTTCCGCCGCCTCCTGCAGCTCCACGCCGCCGACCGCGCGCGCGGGCCCGAGCATGGCCGGTGGCTCGTGCGGTACGCCCCCGGTGTCCGCGGGCCGTGGCGGGTCAACGTCGGGCTGCTGCAGCGGGAGCACCCCGAGCTCCGACGGACGCGGACCCCCCAGGAGGTCGACGACAGGCTGGAGGAGATCGCGGAGAAGATCAGCGAGGTCGAGGGCCACGGCCTCCATACCCGCAAGCTCGTGACGGCCCTGACCGAAGGATTCAAGTCGCACAAGCGCTTCGCGCACGGCGGATCCGCGGCGTAGCGGCCTCTGCCTACAGTCTCAGTTTGGCTCAGTCTGGCTCAAAAACCTGCCTTTTTACCCCTCCAAGTAGGGCCCCACGACGCGGGCGCGCCCGCACGGTCACTCCTGCCGCGCGGTGAGCGCATACCCGCCGCGTCGTTGGGCGCCCGTCTAGGTCCGCATGGGTGGCAGCCGTCGTGACAACCGAACGCCGAAGCAGCGCGCCGAGGCCTCCGAGCGCGAGCGCATGTGCTTCGAGCTAGCGCTGCGCGGCCTGTCGATCGAGCAGATCCGGGCCGAGATGGGGTACGCGTGCCGGCAAGCGGTCTACCAGCTGCTTGAGCGCGCCCGGCGGGCCCACGTCGGCCCGGCGGCGAAGAGCCACCTCAAGCGCGAGCTCCGACGCGTCGACCTGAAGCTTTTGCAGCTCGACGCGATCTTCGCGGGCCTGACGCGCGAGCTCGAGGTCACCGCGACGGGCGAGGACAGCATCGAGGTTCGCGGGGGCGCATTCGTGGGCAACGTCGAGGCCGCGGAGGCGGCGATGAAGTGCATCGCCGAGCAGCGCAAGTGGGCGGAGCACAGGTGCCGGCTGCTGGGCATTCTGAAGCCCGCGGAGGTCAACGTCGCGGCGGGCGCCATGGTGCTGCACGTCGGGCCGATGGCCGCCAAGGCGATCGGCGTCGCGCCGTCCGCGCCCGCGTTGCCCGAGACGACCGATGGCGCAACGCATTGAACTGCCGCGTCAGGTCGAGCCCGAGCCCTTCCAATACGAAGCGTGGGAGGCCCTCACGGGTCCCGCGAAGCACGTCCTCATCTACGGCGGCAGCGGTTCCGGCAAGACCCACACGATCCTGCTCTGGCTGCTGCTCCGCGGGCTCGCGTGCCCGAAGGCATCGCAAGCGGTCTTCCGGTTCCACTTCACGGACCTTCGTACGTCGATCGTCCAGACGCTCGAGAAGGTGCGTGAGACCTACTGGCCGCACGACCCCGACCTCTTCACGATCAACAAGACGACGCTCGACGTCGAGCTGCGCGGCGGCGGCCACATCTACCTCGGTGGCCTCGACGACGCGAAGCGCACGGAGAAGATCCTCGGGCAAGAGCACTCGACGATCTACCTGAACGAGTCGAGCCAGATTAGCCACGCGTCCTACACAAAGGCCCTCACACGCCTCCGCCAGGTCGCGGGCCTGTCGCGCAAGATCGTCGTCGACGAGAACCCGCCGCAGCAAGGCCACTGGACCGAGGTCGAGTGGATCAAGGGCCGGGACTTCGCGAAGAAGAAGCCGTTCAGCGCTGAGGAATCGGCCGACCGCGTTGCGGTCATGATGCATCCGGCGAATAACCCGTATCTGCCCGAGGACTACAAGCTCCGCCTGCAGAACATGCCGCCGCGCGAACGCGAGCGGTTCTGGGATGGAAAGTTCGGCAGCGGCACGGCCAACCCGCTCTGGACGATCGACAGCATCGAGCATGCGCGCATCACGCCGAGCGAGGTGCCGGAATCGCTCCGCATCGCGGTCGTGTGCGACCCGTCGGGCTGCCGCGGCCCGGAGGACAAGCGAAGTGACGAGGTCGGTATCTCCGTCATCGCCGTCTCGGGCGAGACGCTCTACGTGCTCGAGGACGCGAGCGGCCGGTACGGACCGGACGGACCCGACGGATGGGGCGCGAAGCTGATCACGCTCTACTGCCGGTGGGGCGCGGACTTCGTCGCCGCGGAGCGCAACTTCGGCGGCGAGATGGTGGCCGCGACGCTGCGATCGGCGGTCGCCAAGGTGGCCGGCGCCTACGTCAAGGGCAGCAACGTGCCGTTCCACGAGCTCAACGCCGCGCACGGCAAGACGGTGCGGGCCGAGCCGGTCGCGACGCTGACGACCCGCGGCGCCCTCAAGTTCGTCGGTCACTTCCCGGAGCTCGAGGAGCAGCTCTGCGCATTCTCGTCGTCTGGCTACGTCGGCGCCAAGTCTCCCGACCGCGCCGACGCGATGGTCTGGGGCGCGTACGCGCTCGGCGTCGTGCGGATACCGGGCCACGCGTGGGGCCAGTACGTCGAGGAGTCGGCCGCCAAGCTCGAAGAGCAGCAACGCCGCGAGACGGACGTTGGGACCCCGGTACGCGTAGCCGGATCACCCACGGTTCCCATGCAGGCTCCGTCGCATTTCGCGGGCTCCTACTACGCGCGCAACGGATCGCTTTACCAGATCGTCGGCGGTCGCATCGAGGCGCACCCGGACGAAGTCGAGATGCTCACCGAGTCGGGGTTTCTCCCGATCGAACCTGACAAGGACCCACGACCATGACCACTACCCTGATGATCGCTCCGGCCAACGCCCCCCAGCTCGTGCAGCTTGGCGCACTCGGCAATGTCGTACCGGGCGCGGATGCGACCGTGCTGGTCGACTCTTCGAAGGTGCCTGACCTCCTCAAGGCAGGCTTCCGGTTCGCCACCCAGTCGAGCGACATGGTGACGTTCCTGGCGCCCGCGGCGCCGGACCTCGTGTCAATCGTCGCGGCAGTGCTGCCCGTCAGCGGCACGCCGTTCACGCTCGCCGCGCAGCCGGGGACCGCATGCAAGCTGCAAGTGCGGTGCATTCAGTCGGGCGCCGTCGCGGGGCTCGTCGTCACGATCGTCGGCGTCAACGCGCAGGGTCTCACGGTGACGGAGAACGTCAACGTGGCGGGCGCCAGCACCGCGACGTTCACGACCGCGAACGCATATCAGAGCGTCACGAGCGCAACTCCGGTCGGGACCGTGACGAACGTCACCACGATCGGAATCGGTGTCTCGGGCGCGCTCGGACTTCCGCTTCCGCCCGGCTTCGTGGACCTCGTCGTCACCAAGGAAGCGAAGTGCGCGACAGGCCCCGGAGCTCCCGCGAACGAGACAGGCTTCACGGTCGACACCGTGGCGGGCACGTGCACGCCAACGTCAGCGCCCAACGCCACGTTGAGCTTTCAGATCTCGTACACGTGGACCTCGGCTACCTGAGATAGCCGGTGGCGCCGCCGAGCAAAGCCATGGCGACGCGCGACCTCGACGCGGCAGAGATCGCGCGCCTGACCGGCATCGCGTCCGCCGCGCCCGGACGCGGCACGCCCGGCATCAATCTCGGCACGGGCGCCGACTGGATGGGACCAGACAACACGATGGCGCCCCTGGCGCCGGAGGATGTTGAGGGCCGTCAGTTCGACATTCCGGTCGGGTACAACCTCCAGACCCGGACACGGCCCTACGAGCCCGTCAGCTTCCAGGAGATGCGGGCGCTCGCGGACGCGTACGACGTCCTGCGAATGGTCATCGAGACCCGCAAGGATCAGATGGCGCGTCTGCCGTGGACGATCCGCGCCAAGACGGACGCCAAGGGTCAGCCGGTCGCGAAGGTCGCGGACGCCGTCATCCAGGAGATCACGGACTTCTTTCAGCGGCCCGACGGCGTCAACTCATGGACGACGTGGCTCCGCGCTGTGCTCGAGGACATGTTCGTCATCGACGCGGCGAGCATCTACGTGCACCGCGATCGCGGAGGCAAGCTGCTGGCGCTGGAATACAAGGACGGCGCCACCTTCAAGCCCGTCATCGATGACTGGGGGATGACGCCAAAGCCTCCCATCTGCGCGTACCAGCAGATCCTCAAGGGGATGCCGGCGGTCAACTACACGACGGACGACCTCATCTACCTGCCGCGCAACCGTCGCACGAATCACGTCTACGGCTACTCGCCCGTCGAGCAGCTCATCACGACGGTCAACATCGGACTCCGCCGTCTCTACTTCCAGCTCTCCTACTACGAGAGCGGCAACATGCCGGACGGCTTCGTGAACGCGCCCGAAGGCTGGACCTCCGAGCAGATCGCGAAGACGCAGACCGCGTGGGATCGGGTGCGCTCGGGCCAAGCACAGGAGCGAGCCGGCAAAGTCGTATTCATACCGTTCGGATCGAAGTACGTGCCAGCGAAGGATCCGGACCTCACGGGCAAGACGGACGAGTGGCTGGCCCGCAAAGTCTGCTTCGCGTTCTCGATTCCCCCGACACCGTTCGTGCAGCAGACGAACCGCGCGACCGCGCAGAGCGCGCACGACGCCGCTCTTGAAGAGGGTCTAGCGCCCACGCAGGCGTGGATGAAGGAGCTCGTCGACGACGCAATCAGCCGCGGCTGGCCCAACTGCGGAGCCGAGTTTGCTTGGGGTGACGATGCCGAGGTCGACGGTCTCGTCCAGATGCAGATCCTCAAGGGCTATACCGAGGACGGTATCTACACGATCGACGAGACGCGCGATGTGCTTGGCAAGGATCCGCTGCCGGACGGCGCTGGCGCCAAGGCTCGCGTCAAGACTCCAACTGGGTACGTGCTGCTCGACGTGAACGACGACGCCCCCACGGCCGGCGAGGCCGCGGAACAAAAGGCCACGCAGGCGCAGGCGATGGCGGAAGCGGCCGCGAAGGCGCCCGCGCCGCAACCTGGTGCTCAGCCTCCGACCGACAAGCCGGCCCCGCAGGAGGAGCCGGCCGCCAAGACGTTTCGCGGCACTGCCCGCGAGCTTCGAAAAGGCTACTGGGCGACGAAAGACCCGCACCGTCACGCTCAGCCATCACGTGCCCGCGGTGCAGCAGGCCGAGCGGTCGCTGACCGCGAGCCTGACGCGGGCGCTCGGTAACATCGGTCACCACGTCGCCGGCAAGCTCCGGCACCTCGGCAAAGCCGCCGAGGAGGAAGAGGACGAGCGTGAGGCCGTCGACACGGCCGACTGGGGCGCGGTCGCCAAGGCGGTCGCGAACGAACTCGAGCCGGTGGCACGCGCGGGCGCGCAGCACGCCTTCACGGAGATCGGCATCACGGACCAGGGCATCACCGAGCAGACGTTCACCAGCGCCGCCGAGTGGGCGCGCGCGCGGGCCGCGGAGCTGGTCGGCAAGTCGTGGGACGGCGACGAGCTCGTCGACAACCCAGACGCCGACATGGCGATCACCGACACGGTGCGGGACGCGATTCGCGAAGCGGTCGCGGACGCCATCGAGGCGGGCGACTCTCCGGAGGACCTCGCGGACCGCATCGAAGGGCTGGGGGAGTTTTCGGCGGCTCGCGCGGAGATGATTGCCAGGACCGAGATCATTCGCGCACACGCCTCCGGGCAGATGCAGGCGCTCCGATCGAGCGGTGTCGTGAAGCTGAAGGGCTGGTCGACCGCGAACGACGACGACGTCGACGAGGACTGCCAGGAGAACGAGGACGAGGGAGCCATCGGTCTCGACGACGACTTCCCGAGCGGCGACGACGCGCCGCCCGCGCATCCGAATTGCCTACCTGGGGACGCCCTTGTACTGGCCAGTGGCTGGATCGCGGGCGCTACGAAGCGCTGGTACGACGGAGATCTCGTCGTCATCCGCACCGCCTCTGGCAAGCATCTCGCCTGCACCCCGAATCACCCGATACTCACGCACGGCGGCTTCATCGCGGCGCGCCTGCTCCACAAAGGAGACGAGGTATTCAGCGCACGCGAAGGGGTGACGTTCGGTGACGACGACCGCGACGATGTGCCAGCCGCGATTCATGAAGTAGCGGAAGCGTTTGGGCGTTCGCGCCAGGTGACGTCCCGCGAAGTGCCAACCTCCGCCGAAGATTTCCACGGCGACGGGGGCGGCAGCCAAGTCGCAATTGTATGGTCCGATCGCCTTTTGCGCGATCGTCTCCAGGCCAAGACGAAGCAGAGACGTGCGCGCCGAGCTCTCGATAGAGCTGGCATGGAGCCCGAGCCGCTCAACCGTATGCGCACGCTTGGAGAGTTCCTTCATCGTGGCCTTGCGGCCGCGAGTCGCATCGTGCGCGGCGGCCACTTGGGCAGCCCGTTGCTCTTCCGTCATCTGGCGCCAGCGAAGCTGTTCCGCCTCACTCTGCCCGCGACGCGCGATGCCGGCGGCAGTCACGATCCGGGCCACGACGTTGCGGGATACGCCGAAGGCGACGGCGACGGCGAGCTCCGATTCGCCGCCGACGTAGAGCCGAACGACGGCAGCGCGATCGATGTCCGTTCTGGGACGAAGCTCGACGCCACGCCGCTTCAGTGCTCGCCAGATCGAGTCCTTACAGATGTCGTACTTGCGCGAGAGGTCCAAGACGCTCGCGCCGGAGAGATATTCCCGGACCCAGTTGTCTACGTTGGGATTCGGAGGCTGTCCGCGCATGTGTTCAACCTTGAGACGACGACCGGATGGTACGTCGCAAACGGCATTGTAACACACAACTGCCGCTGCAGCCTGACAGCCGAGGTCGAAGAGTCCGACGACGACGACCAGGGCGACGACACCGAAGACGAAGACGACGACGAAGCGGCCGAGTGACGGCCGCGGCGGGAGACGCCAATGGCCGATAACGGAATCACCTGCACGATGCGACCGAGCGATTCGCTCCTGCGGCAGCTCGGCCGCCTCGGCGAAGTCGACCCCCGCAAGGCGATCAGCATCCAGGCGGCGATCGATGACCTCGTGAGCGTCGATGCGCTCGCGGCGCTGCTCGACGAGGGGATCGGCAAGACGATCAAGCCAGGCGGCGCGCTCGACATGAAAGACCTCGCGGCCTTCGTGCTGCGACGCATGAAGGAGAATCAGAAATGACTATCGGCGTCGCGGACGTCATCAGGCTGCGGGACGACCTCGTCGCGCGCGGCCGCACCGGGACCGAGGTGCTCATGGGGCTCCGCTCGGAGCTCTACGGGCTCCTGGAGCTCGAGTCACCCCTGCCGCCACCCGAGGCCGTCACCGATGCGCACCGCATCGAGGCCGACCACGCGCGCGCGAAGGATCCACACTTCACGTCCGCTCACCACTACATCCAGAAGCTCCACGCAACGGGGCTCTGGCAGCGCGTCGACCAGCTCGTCGCGGAAGCAGGGGTGCGCTGATGGCGAGCGCGATCGGCAATACCGCGGAGTCGGATCTTCTGACTCTGCTTTTCCAGAACACCAACTGGGCCAACCTCGGCGACGCGACGGGCCTTCGTGGCTCGACGACGGCCGGATCGTTTTTCATCGGCCTGTCGACCGGCACGCTGAGCGGCACGTCCACCCAGACCACCACGGAGGCCGCCTACACGTCCTATGCGCGCGTCACGGTGGCGCGGAGCTCCGGCGGCTGGACGATCAGCAGCAGCGCCCCGACGCTGTCCAAGAACGCCGCCGCCGTCACGTTCCCGGCGTGCACGGGCAGCAGCGAGACCGAGACCTACGCCGTCATCGGTCGAGACTCGTCGGGCGCCGGAGAGGTGATCTTCTGGGGTGCGCTCAGCTCGTCGCTTGCGGTTTCGTCGGGCATCACTCCGAGCTTCGCCATTAACGCGCTCTCGGCATCGCTGCTCTGAAATGATCATCCTCGCGTCCACGTCCGACCTCGTGAAGGTCATCACGGGTTCGGCCCTGAACCTCGACGTGCACGCGTCGTATCTGGACTTCAACGGGACGGCCGTCACGCCCGGCGCGCAGGACACGAACATCAGCACGGCGACGACGACCACGGTCGTCTCGTCGCCTGGGTCCAGCGTCCAGCGCAACATCAAGACGCTCACGTTCCACAACAAGGACGCGTCGAATTCGAACCTCATCACGATCGAGCACGTCAGCAGCACCGGACCGACCACGGTGGTACTTCACGCGATCACGTTGCCGGCCGGCTACACGTTCTCGACGGACGGCGTGAACTGGCTTCTGCTCGACGCGAACGGGAATCAGGTCGTCTCTTCGAACACGCCGGGGCGCTTCCTCAAAGCCACCACCATCCTCACGGGGACGACGTCGTTCACGACCTCGTCGGCCACCAACAGCATCTGGGCGCGACTGCTCGGTAGCGGAGCGTCGGGCGGAGGCAATCCAGCGACGGCTGGGACCGCAGGCGGCGGTGGATCGGCCGGCGGCTATGCCGAGTGGGTAGTCGCCGTCAGCCCAAGCACGACCTATACGTGTGCGGTCGGCGCGTCCAAAACCGGTACAAGCAACGCCGCGGGCACCAACGGTTCGGCCACGACGCTCACGATCGGAGCCACAACGTGCACGGCCAATGGCGGCAACGCCGGAGCCGTGGGCACCACCGCCATTGTGGCCGCCGCTGGCGGTGCCGCTCCGTCCGTGTCGACCAACGGCACGCTCAATGCGAGCGGAGCCTCCGGTCAGAGCAGCGTGGTGTTCGCCACGCCGGCCTCTGTCGGGTCGCCCGTCGGAGGCGCGGGAGGCTCGTGCGATTTCGGAGGAGGAGGTCTGGGCGCCACGACGGCGGCAGGCGCGGTCGGAGGTAACGCGGTCGGCTTTGGCGGCGGCGGCGGGGGCTCCACGGCCGGCACGGCAGCGACGGCGCGAGCCGGCGGGTCCTCTGCGGCGGGCCTGCTCATCATCTACGAGTACTCCTGACCCACGGGGTGACCCGTGACCATCACCCGCAACTTCACGAGCGGATCGCCGCCGTCGGCGTTCGAGGTCTCGTCGACATCGGTCACGGTCCTCGTCACGAATGCCGTTGCGGCCGGGGACCTGATCGTCGTCGCGATCGCGTTCGAGGACGGCGCCGCGACCGTCACGAGTGTCACCGATTCGCCGAGCGGCAACACCTACGTGCAGGCGGGCACGTACGGGCGCGACGGCAATAGCCCGTCTTCGTCGGCGATCTTCTACTGCCTCAGCGCCGCGGCAGCATCTGCGAGCACCAACACCGTCACGATCCACATGTCGAGCGCGGTGGCGACGACCGCCGCTGTTCACTCGGTCACGTCTGCCGGCGCCACGTGGTCGCTCGACCAGAAGACGGCCAGCAACGGAACGAGCGGAACGCCGTCGCTCGGACCGCTGACGACGACGTCCGCGAGCGAGTACGTCGTCGCCTCCGCCTACGCCGACTCGGCGAGCTGCCAGGCCAGCGGATCGCTCACCCCGCAGTTCACGCACACCCCCCTCGGCGGCCTGTCGTTCGAAGCGACCGGCGACGCCATCTTGACGTCGACGACGTCGATCACTGGCACCTTTTCGTCGGGCGGATCGAGCAACTGGTCATCGGCGATCGCGACGTTCGCCGCGACCCCCACGGGCTCCCCAGCTCCGTTCGTCTCTCAGTTCGCGCTTCGCGCGGCGGAGGTCATCGAGGAAAGCTCCGACTGGGCGGAGCTCCTCAACCCGATTGCATGGTTCGACCCCGCCCAGGTCTCGAACGCGTTTGGCTGGTTCGACCCAGACATGGTGCAACCGCCAGGTGGCGTTGGCGCCATCACGGCGACCCTAGCCGGCTCCGGTGCCCTGACGGCGACGCTCTCCGGCGCTGGCGCGCTGGCCGACACGATGGCCGCCACGGGTGCGCTGACGGCGACGCTGGGAGGATCCGGCGCGCTCGCGAGCTCGCTCGCGGGTACCGGCGCCTTCTCGGCGACGATCGCGGGAGCGGGCGCCCTCGCAGACACGATGGCGGGATCGGGGGCCCTGTCGGCCTCGCTTCTGGGCGCGGGCTCACTATCCGACACGATGAGCGGCACCGGCGCGCTCTCGGGATCGCTGCTGGGCCTCGCGCCCATCTCCGCCACGCTCGCCGGACAGGGCTCGCTGAGCGCCGCCGCCGTGGCCATCGGGGCCCTGTCGGCCTCGCTTGCGGCCGTGGGGGCG